TTTGTGCTTGAGTTGCTAACTCTTGAGATCTTGCAAAAGTGCCTGAAGCTTTTGTTAATAATCCTAATCTGACATTTAATTTTTCAAAATTTGCAGATGTTTGAATAGCCTGCCTTCCTAAAACTGTTAAACCAACACCTGCAAATGCTGTTTTTAATCTATTTACCCCTGCGTTAAGTTTTGTTGTTTGAACCTGTACATTTTTTAATGCTCTTGTAGCTTGACTTCCATCAACTATTAATCTGACTGTTGATTGTGCCACAAATAAAAATAGACTTTATTATATATTACCTTGTTTTAGCTTTTTGACGATTTATTTCTTGTTTTTCTCTTTCATTTTTAATTTCATAATATGCAGCCCAAAATACAAGTTCTTCTTCTGTTATAGCTTTTCTTAATTCAATTAAAGTTTTACCAAGTTCAGTTGCGAGAAAAAACTCAAAATTTAGCCAGTTATCTCGCTTGATTCTTTTTTTGCTGAATCTAAATCAACATTTAATCCCATCATAAATAATTCTAAATCATTTAATACTGTTTCTGGTAGAAATCTTTTAAGGTTCTCAGCATCAGCAGAAGCAAATGCTTTTGAACCATCTTCATTTTGTGCTATTTGGCATAAAAGTCTTGTTGATATAACCAAGCCTTCTTCTGTACCTGCTAGTTGTTGAGCCTGTATTCTGTCATGTCTAGTTAATGGTGGAAAATATAACTCTTTTAATAATGAGCCATCTGGTTTATTTAATAAATACTTTCTTCTGTTAGTCATTACATCAGCAAATGCTTCTGTAATTAGATCTACATTTCTTTTTGCCATAGGATTTTAATTGTATTACCTACAATATACTACACAGCAGAAGTAATGGTACCTGTCATTGTAAATGCGATTGCGATCTCTTCAATTTCACCCAATGTTGCAGAATGTTCTGCATTTGTAATTATACAAGAACCACTTATTTTTTTTGCTGACTCGCCAGAATCAGGAAAAAGTTCAATCAAAGCATCACCAGCATCACCTGTTACAAGGACATCATCAATAAATGCTTGATAATCTGAGTTACCAGAAGCGTTGTATAAAAGTGTTGCTCCACCCTCTGCAGAAATTAAACCACCAACAAAACTTTTAAAAGTATCACCCATTTTTGTTGTTTCCTGAGTGTCTTTTGTTATAGATAAATTCCAAGCTCTAAGATCGCTTACATCAGCTTCCGTTCCACCAGCATTGTGAAACATCAATTTACCTACATCACCTTTGGTAGCCATGACAAAAAAAAGTATTTATTTTATATTAACCTTTTTCTGAACTTTTCACATCTTTTTTTGAATTTTGTTGTGCCTCATAATATTTTCTACAATCAGGATCCCAATAATTTGCTTCTCTTCT